GTCCTGAAGGATCGCACAGGCAAAGCCCTTCACCTTCCAGGCAATGGTGCCGCGCTGCTCCAGAGGATCCAGAGCGCCGGAAGAGCCGGGAGGATTGATGATGACCTTCACGTTGCCGCCGTCGCCGCCAAGCTCCACGTCGCCGTAGGCATTGTCGGCGTAGATCACAGTGCTGTAAACGGTCGCATCGTCAGCGCCGCCGCCAGTGGGCTGAATCTTGGTTGCGTCTGCGGCAGCTTCGGTCAGCCAGCGGAAGGTGATCTTGTCGCCGTCAATGCGCTCAATGCAGGTGGGCGTAGTGGCGGAGCCAACCAGGTCAACCATCTTGCCGGTCAGCATACGGGCAGTGTCAGCGTCAAGTGCAGTGGCCAGGGTGGCAGTGCGGTTCTCAACGTCCACATTGCTGATGGTCAGGCTGGCAGTGGTGCCGTACAGGTAGTCAGCCTTGGCAAAGGTCTTGGAGCTGGTGCTCTCGTAGCACTTCACCTTGTACATGGTGCCAAGCTCGTACTTCTCCACCTTTTCCTTGTCCTGATACTTGGCCACGTCAATCCAAAGGGGATCGCTGGTCAGGTCATAGATGGTGTCGGGGTGCACAATGGCATGGTAGTAACCATCGGCAAAGGGCTTGGCGTTGTTGCGGCGCAGGGTGCGCACAGCCTTCTTGATATCGTCCGCAGTCAGCTTGTCGCCAGCGGTAATGGTGCCGCGGCTGGTCTTGTTGCCAGCAAACTGCACGTTCATACCGGCGTTGATCGCGTCGCGGCAGATGGTGTCCAGGCTCAGAATGGCCTGATCAGACAGCAGCTTCGCAGACTCGCGGTGCATGTCATCCAGCTGGTAGAAGTTCAGCTCGTCGGTGATCTCCACATGACGGCCGTAGGGCTTCACCATCACGGTGAAGGCGGTCTGCTTCAGTTCCTGACCTTCAGGGGTCACGCCTTCCTTCAGGGGTTCAGTAACCGCAGCAAAGGGTACCATCTTGCGGAACTGCACATGCTTGCCGTTGTGTTCCGGCAGCTTGCGCTTCTGGCCGTCGCGGCCGTGCACCATATCGGGCTTGGCGTTCTCCAGCAGGGTACGTTCGTAGAACTCAATCACGCCGGGAGCTACGCCGGGGGAATAGGTATAGTTCATGTTCTCAAAAACTGCCATAGGGAATTACCTCCGCATATCAATCGTCTTTCCCTGTGCAAGCAGTGCGTTGAGCTGGTCAAAGTTGCTGGCGCTCATCTTGGCGATACTCATATCGCCAATCGCCATTCCATTGCTGGAACGAACAGGAGCAGGCGTGGCTTTTCTTGCCTCCTGCTCCTTGTGGGCGTTGTAAACGTCCTTGAAACGCCACTCGCCGCTCAGTATCTTCTGCTTTACTTCAGGGTCTTGGGTGTACATGGCGTATACGTCTACGCCGGTGGTGTCCTTGATCGTCTGCGCCTCTGCAAACAGCTCGTTGGCTCTCTGCTGGGCGCTCACAAAACGTCCATTGCTGTCGCGCACCTGAGGAGTGTTGACCTGCTTCGTCTCTTCAATGGGCATGCCGCCCTTCAGCTTCAGGTACTCCGTGGCGCGTTCCAGACTCTTGAACTCGCCGCTGGCCACCAGGCTCTCGGCTTCACGTTCAAGCTGTACGCTCTGCAGTTGGGCTACCTTGTTGCGAAGCGTCTCAAGTTCAGCCTCATATCGGCTGCTCACACGCGCTTCAATCTCGGGGGTTGCCTTGCGCACGGCGTCTTCCATGCGCTTCTTGAACCAGCCGGTATCACCGGCAGGCTTGTCCTCCGCAGCAGGCTGCGCATCCGTCTGCGGCGCTGTAAGAGCTTCTTCCAGCGTGGGGGAAGCGGGGGCAGCAGCGTCGTCCTGTGCCTGTGCCGCAAGCAAATTCTCGACCGTATTCTCCATGGAAAATACCACCTTTCTTGGTGTAGCAGCCTTCCGTGGAAACGCGGACGGCTGGTTTTATATAGCAAAAAGCACGGTGAAATCACCGCGCCAGATGCTCCTCAAATGGGTCGTAATACCTGTGTTTCTTCGCCTTGTCCTCTTTCGTGGGAAGCGGCCGCGCCATGCAGAAATAGCGCGTCTCGTCGTAAATGTGGTCCTCTGCATCGCTGTCGATGTCTTCGGGGTCTGTCAGCGAATAAGGCAGCGCAGGGATCGTTCGTATGAACTCCTGACAGGTGCTGAATACCTGCAGCTTCGGCTTGCCTTCAGCGTTGAACCGCAGGCGCTCATGCACCTGCATCTTGCCGGGGATGCGTACATGGTCGCCAGGACGGAAGTAAATGCCAGGCGCACTGCCGTTAGGCTCCATCTGCTGCGCCACACTGTCGCCTCGGCTCCTGTCAAAGATCGCAGGGTCAGCCACGCGATCGATTTTGATGTTGTCCGCTCGCTCCTGCGCCTCCCGGCTCAGAATCCCGTCCACAATCTGTCTCGGCGTCAGCTTCAGGCCAATGTTCGCTCTGCCTGCTTCGCACCCGTACCATTCCCTGTATCGGTACATCGTGCCGTCAGGGCCAACTGCCCACCAGCCTACGCTGAAAGGCTTTGAGTACCCATGGTCAAAGCTCATGTACCTCGGCCAGCTCACAGGGATCTCAAACGGCGCTATAACGTGTGTCCACAGCCTGTCTTCATAATGCTCAGGCTTGTCTGCCCACTCCGTGAATACCTGGCCTTCAAAGGCGTTCCAGTCGCCATACAGCAGCGCGTTCCTCAGCGCTTCCGGCTTACTCTCCAGCTGGAAGATGTAGTCATCGCTGATGTGCGGGTTCTCCGTCACCAGCGCCGGTATGTACTGCAGTGTGGAGATCTTCTTCTTGCCGCTGGCCTTGCTGATGATCTCACGCTTCACAATCTGCATGTACGGCGCAGCGTCCACAAACTTTCGCTTTACCCAGCCGTGCCCTATGTCGCCTGGGTTGGAGCTGCTTCTTACGCATGGCACTACGCCAAGCTTCTTTTTCGCACGCAAGCGGGTCTTGATGAAGTCGTAGATCTCTTCCTCAAAGCTCGTCAGCTCGTCAAAGTACAGCCACTGCATTTCTGCACCCTTGTAGTTGTACATGTCCGCAACGCTCGCACAGTGCCTGAAATGGATCATGCTGCCGTTCCTCAAAAGGAACTCATGCCTGGCCGCGTTGTACTTGCCAATCCCTTCAGGATAGCTTTCCTTGGCCTCCTTGATGATCGTGTCTTCCAGCTCGCCATACGTTCGTCTGAAGATGAATGCGTGTGTGCCTGCATACAGCAAACAGCGGAAAAGGGCATCCATTACGATTGCCTTGCTCTTTCCACCGCCTGCTGCGCCGCCAAACAACACTTCGTCAGCAATGCTCGCGTGAAACAACGTCTGCTTCGGCGTAGGAGCATAGTCGATTACATATTCCGGCATGGATGCCTCCTTCCAAAATTTTTACTCCCTGCCCAATGGGAATTGGGGGGTTCAGGTTACGGGCTAAAGGGTCGCGGCTCGCCGGAGTCCCAATCTCCGCCTATCCCCCCACCTGCGGCTTTTCCCCTGGTGTTTTCTCATTCATGTGCCATAAAAAAGAGCCATTGCCCTTATGCATCCTTTATGCATAGCAACAGCCCTCTGACACATCTATTTGGTTGTAAACACAGCCAACTATTCGTAAAAGAACGCTTTCACGAATAGTTACAGCAACGCAAACCATTGATTTATAAGGGTTTCTGGAATATGCACAGTTTATGCAGTTTATTCACTGCGAAAACTATGCACTTCTTATTCATCCTCAGGCTGCTGCGGCATGCCGATCACAGGCAACTGCTGCCCATTCTCAAAGCGCACCACAACGTCGTTCTCATCAGCGCCCATGATGCCAGGGCCGAACCGGTTGGCGATTTCGCGTGCAGCGTTCTGTCCCAGCCACTCTTTGCCCTTGGTTTCGCCCTTGCGCACCTGTTTGACAAGAAGTCGGATGCTGTCAGCGAACCCAGGCAGCACCATGGTTTTGATCATTTCACGGTACTCTGCAAGGATCGTCGGGTCCTTCATCCACGCGGCCACAGTGTTGCGTTCAACGCCAAGCTCCGCAGCGATAGACATGTATGTATGCTCACCAGAAGCCAGCATATGTGCGGCCTGAATGGCCTTTGCGCGGTATCGTTTTTGTACAGGCATTCCTTTCACCTCCCACCATGCTCCATCGAGCGCGAATTTAACATTCCCTTTCTCCTCCCTTTCCCCATTCCCTTACCAACGAGGAAAGTGTTGTCCTGCCTGTGTTTTCCTCAACTCAGACAAAACAAAAAAACGCATTGTTTTCTCAACAACACGTTTTTGACAAAACAGCGGGGTGCGATGATCCTGAACAAGGATATAGCTCCCCCCGATAATGGCCGCTGGCTGCGTGCGACGCGGCCTTTTAAGGTGGCCGGTCGCCTGCCGGTGGTGGCTTGTCCTCCGCGGCCTGCCGCCATTATACAGTATATTTTAGACGGTAGATGACATTCAATAGCAAAACATGACATTGACTGCCAAAATTGTTACGAAATTCTTAACAATCACAGTTCATTACCACCAGAATGGCAAAAGCCGGGGGATTAACCTCCGGCTTTTTTCAGTGCTTCGTCTCTCAGCCTGTATACATGGCGCAGGCTTGTCTTCAGCATACTGGCCACATCTTCCCACTTCAGTCCACCCATCATGTAGTACAGCTCCAGCACTGCACGCTGCTCTGGCACATCAATCCTGTTTATGATCTCCCTGGCCTGCTTCTGCAGCTTCGTCAGCTCATCCAGTTCCTTGGCAAACATCCGCTGTATATCCACCAGCTGTATCACATATCGCTCCTGCTTGCCTGTGTTGTCGGTTGCATGGGGCATATCATTCCAGCTTCCCGTCACTTTCACAGCCATTTCCCTGTAGTATTCCATCTTGGTCGCCAGTGCCATGCACAGTGTCGCTGTCTCCCGTACACGGCACAGTATGTCTACCTCGCCTATACTCACACCTCCCTGTGAAGGCTGCGCTCTGCCTCAAACCCTTCCGGGTATCTCAGCACCAGCTTGGCAATGTTCTGGTTGGCTATATCAGCCAGGTTCCAGCCATTTGCCGTGCAGAACTACGCTATGAACCACAGCAGGTCGCCTGTCTCCTTCTGCAGCTCCACTTCGTCTATCTCGTGGCCCTGATACTGCTTCTGGTAGATGCTGTGGATCTCACCGATCTCTCCCACCATACCATGCAGCGCATGGGCCATCTGTTCCCTGCTGCCAAGCTTATGGTTGATCGTCCTTGCGGCCAGTCTCTGGTATTCGTTCATGCTACCTTGCCCTCCCTGAACAGCCTGTCGTAGATCATGCGGATCTCTTCGCTTTTAAGGCCTGTTTTCTGCCGTATAACAGCTATGCTGTGGAATGCCCCTGCCCTGCGTATATAGTCCACGCTATCCCCTTCAAAACGCAGATTTTCGCGTTTCTGTTCACCTCGGTATCCCTGAAGGTTTGCAGGTCGCTTTGTCCCATCAGGGATCAGCCATGTCCCGTCAACCTTCTTTGCTCCCGGCAACCTCCCGCTGCGGCACCAGTGGCTTACCACCTGTCTGCTCACACCATACGCCTTGCAGGCCTCGCTCATCGTCATGCGCTTATCTCCTTGTATGTCTTCAATGTTCCTTCTCTGGTGTTCCCGTGGCACATTTCTTTTACTTCAGGCTCGAACAGGGCGCTCACGTCATCCACACACCAGAACTCAACGCCGTCTCTGTCCACGCCATGCAGCATATAATGCCCTCCAAAACGGCTTTCCTTCAGTGTTTCCACAACCCTTATCTTCCTGTCACCGTGCCAGAAATGATAGGCCCCAATGGCCTCTTTCCACGTTTTATGCATGGTCCATCCACTCCAACAGTTTTTTCGCGCACTCAGGGCACAGATCCCGCATGTCCTGCACATAGTCTTCGGTATAGCGGAACGTTTCAACGCCTGCGTAATGCACTGCGTACTTCACTTTCCTGGCATTGTCGTAATCCTTGATTTCAGCGCCGCACCGATCACAAAGCCTTTTGATCATTCTTTCATTTCCTCCTTCCAGTCATCGATTTCCCATTCCACAGGAACACCGACCGTCATGCCATCCTCATCTTCGTACAGAGGGCAGTACGGAATGTGTGCGTCTTCCTGCATTTTGTGTAACGGACATTTTGCGCAGCAAGTGTTCCGGCACATATCCTTTACCTCCACCAGCGCCCTTTTGAGTTTCTCAATCTTCATTTCTTCAGCACCTCCACACAGCACTTGGCGCAGATCAGCAGAATGAACAACGCCCCTACGGGAACAGGATCATTGTAGGTGTACAGCAGCCTTATAACCAGCCAGATGCCAGAGCCTGCAATGGCAAGGTTAATCATCGTGCTCCCTCCAGTTCATCAATCGTCTTCTCACGGGAATCACACAGTGCCTGGGCAGTGATAAGCTTTTGTTTCAGCACCACATTCTCGCGTTCCAGCACCAGGTTCCGGCCTGTAAGTTCCAACACCTGCATAGAAAGCGCCCGGTGCTCCTGCTTCAGCCACTCATACTCCGACAGGCTTACATTGACTGTTTTGGCCATCCTTGATCCTCCCCAAAACATCCACTGCGCATGGAAGCGCAATTCCGTTTCCCCACATCTTGTATCTGGCGCTGTCGCTTCCTTCCACGCCGTCCTCCCACCAATCGGGGAAACCCTGCAAGCGGCAGCATTCAAGAGGCGTCAGGCGGCGCACGATATACTTTCTTGGCGGTTCGCCAATGTCTACTTTGATCGGAACCTGATTACCAACGGTCCCCATACGATGCTGAAGGGTTGGTGTGACATTCTGGCATTCGCGGATCACATCGTTTGCATGGGTCATGTCATAACAGACCAGATCGGTTGCATCCTTGTAATCTCTTGCTTTTAAGGAAGATGCTTTTCCGCTTTCGCCGTATTGCCCAATTCTTTGCATGTCATACACAACAAGATTCGCTTTTGTAGAGTCACCGCCGCACGGGGTTCTGAGCGTTTGAGCAATTTCCCCTTGATTCCACCAGCCTTGGCCGGTGTTTTGACAGCAGGCTGTTTTTTCGTACACAACCCCGTGCCGCTCAATGGTGTTCAATGTGAACATGGTATCCGTATGTTTCCAGCCGTTGCCTTTGTTGGAATCCCTGGTCCCATTGCCTTCAAGCGCATACAGAACGCTTGGCGTATAGTTAAGACTGAAACCTCCACCGGCTTTCGCTTGCAGTGTGTGCGTCTTTTCACAATCCAAAGCAGAATTTCTGCAATCAACGCCGTAAGTTACGCCCCGATTTTCACTGCTTCTTCCAACGCTTCCTTCAGCATTTTCGGCAGTTCCTTCCCGCGCTTCTCTGCCCTTCGCAGAATCCCCGAACATGCTCTCGCGCTCAAATAGTATTTCTCCGGCGCGTTCGCTTCCAAAATCTGCGATAAGGTAGATTCTCTTTCTGCGCTGGGGAACTCCCCAGTATTGAGTGTCGTAGGTTCGCCATGCAATGCTCCAGCCATCCCCCACGATGCATCCGGCTTTCTTCCACTTTCCTTTTTCAGGCATAGGAACATGTACGTCGTTTCCGCGCACATCGCAGAGGGCTTGGAGCACTGCTTGGAAGTCTGCTCCCTTGTTGCTGGAATAGGCCCCGGGTACGTTCTCCCACACGGCAAACCGAGGTCTGCAAAGCTCATCTGCCCTGTCATCTGCTCTGTCACGTTCTCTCATCTCCTTTATGATCCTGATAGCCTCAAAGAAAAGGTTGCTTCGCTCGCCGTCATGGATCCCGGCTTGCTTTCCCGCAACGCTCAGATCCTGACACGGGCTTCCGAAGGTAATTACATCCACCGGTTCGATCGCCGCGCCGTTGATCTTGGTCACATCGCCCAGTTGGATCATGTTGGGAAACCTTGCCGCTGTTACCTTCAGCGGATACGGCTCGATTTCGCTTGCCCACACAGGCTCCATGCCGTTGATCACGCCAGCCAGCGGAAAACCGCCTGAACCATCAAACAAACTGCCGATTTTCACGCCCTCACCCCTTCAAAAACTGATAAGGGCACTCAGCGCCCAGCCCGTTTTCGCTCACGCCGCTTCTCACCAGCGCCTTGCGGATCTCGCACCCCTTTACCATGGCACTGTTCACATATCGGTTGCCATCGTCATCCTCGCTGATGCAGGGGCATTCCAGATCACACTTTTCCAGCACCGGGGCTATCAGCGTTTGGGCGTCCGCCTGCGTCATGATGATCATGTCCTCCGGGTGCTTCCTCACCGCGCCAAACTGCAGGTGCAGCCTGCTCATGCGGGTCAGGATCATGGCTTTCTGGTCTTCATCCGGTGCTTCTTCCATCACGGCCTCAACCACCTTGCCAATGATCTTCGCAGCGCCCTTTGCCAGGCCAATCAGCCGTCCCTTGCCCTGGTTCTTCAGCCTGCGCTCAAGCTGCGGCACCTTATCATAAAACGCATTCACGCAGCAGTTGATCGTGGTTATCGCGATCACTTCTTCGCCGTTCAGCTTGCGGTAGGTCATTTCCAGAAACTCCTTTCTGTCACGCTGCGCCTCGGCCGCCGCTTCGGCTCCGCATTGGCCAGAACATACTTGTAATCCTTCACGCCCGGTTCAAAAACGGCGCAGCCGCCGCAGGCACGCTTGTAATACTTTTTGCTGTCCCTGTTGTGGCACAGCCCCTTGGGCAGGTTGATCGGCGCTTTCCAGTTCCACAGGCACCCTTCGCAGCTTTCAGCCATTTCGCTTCACCATCCTCAAAAAGTCGTTCAGTTTCATCGTCACCGTCCATGGCTTTCGGCTGTATCGGTGCATCACCAGCGGCACCGCATGCCCGTTGGCGTCCCGCTCCGCCTGATCCATCGCATCATTCAGCCGGAATTTTTCCGTGCGCTTGCACTCCACATGGTACTTCACGCCGCCTGCCTCAAACCCAATGTCAGGGTTGTCCGTTCCGCCCTTGAACGTCTGGTCGTTTCTGTTGGCCACCAGTCCGGCTTCCACCAGTATCGCCAGCAGCTCCCGCTCTCCTGCGCTTCCCTTGCGCTTGCTGTTCACTCAATCCCTCCTGTGCGTCAGGCAGGTGTATTTCATCCTGCGCGGCTCAAATCTGGTGCAGAAACTGCCGCAGGGGCCGTCTCTGTGCTTTGCAACGTCCACAGCGATCATCTGGTCGCCTGCGTCCATAAACCGCCTCAAAGCCTCCTGAGAGCGGCAATACGGGTCGCTTGGGCTTTCCACCCTGTGCAGGAAGATCACCTTGTCCGCATCCTGCTCCAGGCTGCCGGATCCGCGAAGCTCCTGCAGGGTCGGCATTCGCATCGAACTGCCTTCCTGACGCTTCACCTGTGCCAGAACCACCACGGGGATCTGCAATTCCAGCGCCAGCCGCTTCAGCTTGCCGCTGATCTTTGTGATACGGATATTGTCGTTCTCGCACCGCGCCTTGGTGTCCATGATCTGTATGTAGTCCACCACCAGCAGGTCCAGACCACGGCTGTCCTTTTCGGCTACGCAGGTGGAGTACAGGTCCTCCACATAGTTGCTGTCGAAGGTGAATACCACGCCCATGCGGCTCATCTCTTCCAGCGCGTCACCCAGGGCAGCCCATTGCTGCTCAGTCAGCCGCGCCTTCTTGATGTCGCTGGATGAAATGCCGGTGATCTCACTGGCCACACGCTGCGCATACTGCACATCGCTCATCTCGCAGCTGCACACCAGCGTCCGCTTGCCCTGCCGTGCTGCAGCCAGCGCAATGCTCATGCCAAAGGTGCTCTTGCCCACCGCAGGCCTTGCGCCAACGATCACGATATCGCCCTGCGATAACCCGCCAAGCATCTCGTCAAGGTCGGGCAGCCCCGTCTTCACTTCGCTCAGTTCACCGTGGGAAATGGCCTCCAGACGGTCAAACATCCGCATCGCCGCATCACCAATGGTGCTCACATTGCCCTTGGCCACGCTCATCCTGCGCATGCCTTCCCGGCAGTCATCCATCACCGCCTGCATGTCCTCTGTCTCCAGCCGCCTGGCGCAGTCCAGGTACATCCTGTGCAGCTTGCGCTTCCGGCTGGCCAGGATCAGGTCTCTGGCGTACTGCTCCGCGTGCCACACGCTGCCCTCGCGGCTCAGGTCGATCATGTACTTCAAGAACTCCCGCGCATCCACGCCCGTTGTCTTTTCGGCAAGGTAGGTGGGGTCTATCGGCTTACCCTGCTGTTTGCACCGCAAAATCTCGCCGTAAACCGCCCTGTT